TGTTGCAACAGCTCTTGAAGCCAAAACTTCAACATCTGTTAGAGTAAGAGCATCAATTGCCAAAGCAATATTCACTTTTACTTCACTATCACCCACAACAACCTCTTTAGATTGAGATGAGTATCCTATGAATGAAGCAGTAATAGTATAAGTTCCAGCTTCTACTGAAATTGTAGTAAGACCTGTCTCGTTAGTAACACCACCGAGTTCAGTTCCCTCTACCACTACATTTGCTCCAACCAAAGGGTTATATTCAACATCTTTAACATCAACAACAATGGATTGAGCGAACAATCCTGTCATCAATACGAAAGATGCTATTAGTTTACGATATATATTCATAAATCGTCTCCTCTGTTTGTTTTGTTAAGACACATTTTTTACCAGGTGTGTCAACTGCCTGTGTATGTGAAATCATACACATATTTAGTTTGCGTAATCTTGGTCATCATTATCACCAGTCGTAGGTGTGATTTCTATATCACAAAAATCACCATCACAAAACTTCTCTACATTAGCTTCTTCTGCTTTGATTACACCAAAGTTTAGTTTACCTAATTTCTTAACATCTTTATTATATTGGTTTTCATCAATTGCTTCATATGGCATTTGTTTGTATGCTCCATAATCATGTCTTGGTAGTAATGAAATACCCTTCAAATGATATTGGTAATAGTTTAATACTTGTGGTATCATTTCTCCCTCTGTTTCAGGATTAAATGTGACCGTACAACTTACTTGATTATCAGCCCAATGTCTTTGCATAAATGCTGCTAATGAGAATTGTTCCCATATGGATAACTCTCCGACTGTTCTAATTCCCTCTCCTACATCGACAGGAACTTCAACAACCATAGTGGTATCCTCTGAACCAAACGCAGGTTCTACTTTATATCCTGCCTTTTTCAAAGGTTCTAACAAATCTGAATGTTTCGATACTCTAATTCTTCTTGTATAGAATCTTGATTCTGGATAATGTAATCCAGGTGTTGAACCTGCTAATAGTGATACTGTCCCACTTGGTTTAACACTTGTAGTCTTAATTGATTTTGGTACTGCAAACCAATCTGAATACATTTTATCCCACTCTTGTATGGTATCATATCCATCTTCCAACCAAGTCTTTAACTCGTGTAATCCACGATTAGTTATGAACTGAGCAATTCCACTCACACTACATCCAATTCTTCTGTTTCTCAACATAACTCTATTTGTATCACTCCAATGAGTTCTACCAAGTGTTACAGTTTTTGCATACAAATATGCATATTTTAAAGTTCTTTTATAATCCTCTAATGAGTCGTGATTGTTTGGGAATGTTTCCACTAAACAACATAATTCATAACTTTCTAATGATTGTTCTAAACAAGGATTACCACCCGCAACTCTATGGTCTTTATCATCTCCACCATTCTTCATACGAGAGTATTTTCTCATGTTGTCTAACCACGCAAATCCAGGCTCACCATTATCATTAATTCTTTTTGATGCCTCTGTATAATCCATACCGAGTTCTGCAAATATTGAATTATTAGACGTCCAACCATATTGTTCTCTGTGTGGATTTACTTTATAATTCTTTAAATCTAAGTATTCTTCTGAATTAGGGTCTCCAAATACAATCTCAGCAGTTCTTCTAACATTTCCTGCCACTACACACTTACCGATTAAATTCATAATATCTACGATTGTTGTGATTGTTATTGGTTTTCCACTATTAGCTTCTAATGTTTCTCTAACAGTCTCGTGTACTTCCATTAGTGGTTCAGGACCTGAACTTACTCCACCAAAACCTTTGATTGGTTCACCTGCTAATCTGACTAAACTATAATCAAATACAACTTCTCCCTGTCCGTGAAAATAACTTTCTAATAAAAGTTGTAATGATTCTACCCAACCCTCACGAGTATCTGGTATTTGAAAGTTTTGTTCATCTCGTTTGATATCAATACCTTTAATATCTATCTCTCCAGCACCTTTAGTATCAAATCCTACTCCAACACCTAACATTGAAGCATCCATAAGGAAACAAAATGGTTTTGCGTAATCTTCTTTGATTGTTTTAGTGGATACGAATGCACAATTGTTTAGTGCTGCATACAAACCCTTTTCTTCTGTGATTGCTGTTCCCATCGCCCATAAACCACGACCTGGTGGTAAGAACTTCATTGTAAAGATTCTTTCGTACATATCTTGTGCTGATTTTTGTGCTTGCCATGGATTCCAACCTAATTGGTGAGATTCAATCCAATTCATTTGCATTGTATAAGTTCCCTCTACAACTCTTTTGACGGTTTCCCACCATCTCTCGTTTTTCCCATCTTCTTTAATACGTGAATACGTTCTCATATAAACTAATTCACCCAACCCATTGAAACCAAAAGGCGGTTTCTTTCTTTTATACTTATTAATAAAATTTTCTGATAATTTAAACTTATGCGTACCCATTTTAAAACTCTCCATTTTTTGTCTTTTCTTTTATTTTCTTATACCCATAATACATATAGTATATACTACTTAAATACACCATTATTTTTGAATTATTTAATTTTTTCTTTGAATTTTTTTGGAAGTTTTATTCAAACCCTTCACCATCAAAATCTTTTTTCTTTTGTGCCAAGGTTTTACGTAGATACTCATCTGCATTATTCATTTTACCTTGGGCCTCTTTTCCACCTTGTGAGCTGGTTTCGTAGATTTGTATGAAACCTGTATTGGTATTGATGGTTGCTGGAAATGTAATTCCATCAGGCCCAAATCTATTTTTAATAACGTGGAATCTACCTGTATTTGCTATCTTATCTTCTACTTTTCTACTCATACTCATTACAAAATCTGATGTCATCACCTTGCTATAGTCCTCACTAACTTTTGATGCATCAATAACATCTTCTTCTAACGCAGAACGATTTGCTTGCGATGCAGTCCATACTGGAATATCAAACTCTCCTGCCATACCTCTTAGTTCTTCATAAACGTGTCCAATTTGATGTCTTTTTTCTGTGAAGTTAGATGTTGATTTCATAATATCTGCATAATCCACAATAACCATATCTGGTTTTATACCTTGCAATTCACATTGTTGTAAATGTGCTACGATTGAATTTACACTTGCAGTTCTCGTTGGCCAATACTTGATAATTAAGTTACCTTTTAATTTATCAATTGCTTTCTGCACTTCTTCTTTATAATATTGTAAGTTACCCGTTGGTTGTCCACTAACAATTGTATCATATCGTAACCCAACATACTGAGCATTTAACTCTAATGTATAGTGAATTACGGTCTTACCTTGTTTAACTGCATGAGCACCAATTGCCTGTAGTGTCCAAGATTTACCGATACCAGCAGGGGCAACAATCACTCCAAGCTCTCCACCTGCTAAACCACCATCCATCAAATCATTAACACTATCCCATGCGGTTGGCATAACTATTCTCGCTTGTTGACTCATTCTCTCTTCAAAACCAGTAATGTATTCGTGTCCGATATCCCTTTCCATACCAGCAGTCATTGCTTTGTCAATTATACCTTTGATTTCATCATATCGATGAGATTCTAATAATTCAACTGATTGCATAATCGCACCCTTAACAACTTGATTCTTACAAAACTCTAATGTTTGTTCTTGAACAAATGGTAAATCTGTTGCTTCTCTATAATTCCAAGCATTTCGTAATGAATCAACAATTGTGGTTTTTAATGTAGGATTATCTACCTCTTCCAGTATAACCTTAACTGCTTCCATTGTTGGTGGTGTTTTGTATTTAACAAAATATTCTTTGATAGATTTTATCAGATATTTATTAGAATCCGTATCAAAATAACTTACTTCTAATATTTCTATAATTTGTTTTGTAAATTTACTATCAAGTAATAAACTTGTAATTATTTTTGACTGGAACGATGTTCCATATTGTATTAAATTTTCGCTCATTATAACCTATATTAAGTATCCAGATTCGTGTACAAATCTTGGACTTTTTTATCATAAAATTCTTTTCTTTTCTTATCACGATACCTTTGTCGTGCTTTTGCTTTTAAATCTTCAGCATTACGCATATAATGTTCCATCTGCCACTTTCGTTGAGCATCCTGACGTTCTTTATCGGTATGGTATTTACGTTTTCGTCCCATGTGTTTTCTCTGCCATAAAATTTAATCTATTAAATGTTGTGTGTAACCAACTATCTAAATTAGGTAACGCCGTGTACAATTTATCTTCCAAAAATTTCTTTTGAAATATATGTTTCACTAAACGCTGTATAGGATTCCCACATATCTCTTGTATTTTTAACTTACTACTTCCAGATATGTTTATCTCATCTAAATCCATCAGTTTCTTATTCAAGAGTAATTGGTCTGAAGAATTAGTAATTACTTCACATAATTTAAATTGTTTCTTTTTAGATTCTGCACTTTTCAGAACATCTTCTATTGTAAACTTATGGGGGGATTCAAGCCAAGGAAATAACTTTAAAAGGGTTTTTATTCCAGCACCCTTAATACCAGGTATCCCATCCGATTTATCACCATCCATTGTTCTAAATAATAAAAAGTTTGTGGAACTTATGCCATATTCTTCCAATATTTTTTCTTGGTCATACATCTTCTTCTTAGTAGGTGACCAAACTGAAATTCTATCATCCACCAATTGTAAGAAATCTTTATCGGTTGACATTATAGTAACCTTATCCTTAAAGACATGTTTTGCTGAATAACCAATCACATCATCTGCTTCTATGTTTTCAGCAGTAGTAATAGTTAAAGGTAATAGTTCTAAATACTCGATTACTCTATTTAATTGAGCAATCATCATTTTATGTTCATCTGCACGAGTTAAAGATATTCCATCTGTTCTATTCAACCGAAGAGACATCTTTCTTCCTGCCTTATACTCTGGAAATATTTTTCTACGGCGGTTAGACCCACCTTTACCATCAAATACTATGATAGTTCTTGTGGGTCTTACCATATTAATAGCGAATCCAATTGACCTTAAAAAACCTACTATTCCACCAATGTGAACCCCATCCTCATTAGTAGTAGGTACTGCGGTAAACACTCTAATAAAAGTGTTTAAACCATCAATCAATAAAACCGAGTCATTTGGTTCTCCACCATCAACCTTTCCGCCAGATTTTTTTATTTCTTCGAGTATAGATAAGTGTTTTTGATTAATCACCTAAGACCTCATCTGTGAACTCTACATCATCAATACCAAGTTTTTCTTTGTATTTTAATATAACCTTATCACAAATGATACCATAGACATAGTCTTTCAACTCATCATCTTTGGTAATTAACTCTTCCCAATCCTTAGATAAAAACTTATGGTCTTTACCATTTTGGTCTGTAAGAGTGTACCACGCACCAGCTGATTTAATCAACTTATGTTCTTTTAGAACAGTCAACCAAGCTCCGTAGTTATCAATACCCCTATCAAAGTACATATGATAATCTGTATGTCTTAAAGGTGGCCCAAGTCTGTTTTTCACAATCTGTGCTCTACACTTCATACCTAATACATTTTTTGCTGTATCTTTAATTTGTCCCATGTTCTTCAACCTAATTCTTGTTGAAGCGTGGAATGGTAATGCTTTCCCACCACTTGTTGTCCAAGGGTCTCCGAACATTACTCCGAGTTTTTGTCTTAATTGATTAGTAAACACAAGTGCCACTCGTTGTCTACCAACCATTTGAGTAATCTTTCTCAATGCTTTTGATATAATGATTGCTTTTGCAGTTGCCCAACCATCTTTATCAAAATCTGCTTCCAACTCTACTTTCGTAGTAGCTGCAGCGAGTGAATCAACCATAATAGTTACTAATCTATCTTTATCTGATTCCCTAACTTTAGTTATAATTTCTACAATCGCTTCAAATATATCTTCTACTGTCTCTAAGTGTAGATATAACATCTTACCCATATCAATTCCAATCACTTCCATAAACTCTTGAGAAACTGAAGTTTCAGTATCTATATAAACTGCAACCCCACCTTTCTTTTGAGTTTCTGCTAAGATGTGTGCACCAAGTAGAGATTTTCCACTTGATTCTAATCCATTGATTTCTGTAATTCTTCCAACTGCAATTCCACCATTTGGTCTATTTGATATAGCCAAATCTAACATAGAACTACCTGTTGAGATAAAATCTGTGATATCCGTAGGTGTATTATCTGTACCATCCAGAAAGTATGCTACTTTATTATCTTTAAATTTCTTATTTAAACTGTCGGCCAAAGTATCGGCCAATACATCGTGTACTGATGACATTCATTTCTCCTTATCAAATTGTTAATGTGTAGTTAGGGAATACAATAACACCCATCTCTACTTTTGTTGTATGTTGCCACACATTAACGGGGGTTTTTATTTACGAGTTAAATAACTCATCAAAAGCATCACCAGTATTACTTACCTTAGATTTGTCAAGTTCAGCTACATTTCCTCCAACGGCTTTTGCTGTTGTTGATACTTCTGAATCTTCTTCAGTTGCATCACCATCAGGGTTTAACCATGTATTTAGTATATCTGTCATATCATCGTATGATAACTCTTGATAGATTTCTGTAATGTCCTGTTGTTTCTTTACTTTTTCAAGTATATCAGGCTCATCAGAAATCGGTGATTGATTAGGTTTGACGCGAATGTTAGTTTTTGGATAACTTGCTCCACTCTCCTCAGCTGAGATAAACTCTACCGAAATATCACGACCATTAATTGGGTCTGTAATATCACCATAATCAGGGTCTGCGATTACTGAAAGAAGTTCTTGATAAACTGTCTTTCCAAATCCCCAAAACTTCACACCTTGCGATTCTTCACCACGAACTATAACTGGAGCAAAAGTTCTCATCTTTGCTTCAAGTTTACGTGATAACTGATAATCTTCCTTATTGCCACTTGCTTTTAGTTTTTGAGCAAACTCTTCAATAGGGTCTGGTCTACCAAAAGAAATTGGTGATAAATAAGAGCGATTGCTCAGATTGTAGTGAAAAAACAATTCAATAAAAGGATTATCTTTATTGAATGAGTAAGGTACGATACGAATTTGAGTTTTACCTGGTTGTGGTTTCCAAAGACTGGAAGTCCGATTGTTAGTTGTTTGTAACTGCCCGAGGCGTTTTTTTATTGCGTTTAAATCCATTTCATATTCTCCATTTGTTTATGTTTATTTTTCATTTGTCAATCAAGTGTAACCTTGATACAATAATATATATCAACTAAATTTGCTAAAATGTAATATAGTTTAAGTTTTTTATAAAAAAAAAAGGTTCATTTCGTTTTTAAGTCTAT